GGACCAGCACAGCTTGAGCAAGCACTTCAAGCCGAAGCTAACGCCAAGGCCCAGGCGCAGGACGAATACTCGCAATCTCAAGCTCCATCTCCCGAATACTCGCAACTGGCCGGTTACATCCGCAACCAGTTCGATATCTTCCAGCGGCATAGAAACGAAGGGCTTTCGGGTTGGACCGAGCGCATGCTTTCGGCGTTGCGCACTTTTAATGGGGTATACGACCAGTCCAAGCTCATGCAGATACGCCAGTTTGGCGGCTCAGAAGTCTACGCGCGCATCGTCGCGATGAAATGTAGAGGTGCTAACAGCTTACTTCGCGATGTTTATCTGGCACCCGAGCGTCCGTGGGCGATACAGGCACCCAGCGATCCCGATGTGCCGCAGGAAGTGATAGATACTATACTCCAGCTGGTGCAGCAGGAGTTGCTCAGCTTCCAGATGCTGGCCGATCAGGCTGCCCAACAACCCCCGCCCCCGCAGCCATCCTTGCAGATCGAGGGCTCTCCCGGTCCTGACAGTGGCGGAGTGGGCGGCCCCGTCACTCCCAACCCCGCACCACCGTCCCCGCCTCCCCCGCCTGATGCGAATATGATACGGGATCGTGTCAACCACCTTATGGAGGCGGCGCGCAATGCCGAGAAGAAGAACGCCCGCAAGCGTGCCGCCGTCGCACAGGACCGCATGGAGGAGATACTCGACTCGGGCGGGTTCTATAAAGCCCTAAGCGAGGACCTTCAGGATATACCGTTGTTCCCTTTTTGCTGCTTGAAGGGACCGATTGTAAGGATCGTGCCGGATGTGAGTTGGCAGGGTAACGTTCCGCAGGTTACACAAAAACCAAGGTTGTTCTGGGAGCGTGTTTCGCCCTTTGATGTGTATTGGACGCCGGGTGTATCGGACATCGAGAATGCCAGCGTCATCGAGCGTATCAGGCTCACACGCGCCGAGCTTAACGACTTACTAGACTTGCCGGGATACAACCAGGATGCCGTGCGTAGCGTGTTGGAGAACTACGGTAAGAGCGGGATAACGAGCAATTGGGACACCACTGACTCGGAGCGGGCGGTCTACGAGCGCCGGGAGAATCCCCAGACCAACGAGTCGGGGATGATCGACGGGCTTGAGTTCCACGGCAACATACAGGGGAGCCTGCTGCTAGACTATGGCATGTCGCCCCAGGACGTTCCTGACCCGTTGCGCGACTACATGGTACAGCTGTGGCAGATTGGGGAGTATGTCATCAAGGTTCAGATTACGCCTAGTCCGAGAAAACGCCACCCCTACTTCATCACCAGCTTCGAAAAGGTACCAGGGACGCCTGTCGGTAATGGGCTGCCGGATATCCTGGCTGATATCCAGGAAGTTGCTAATGCTACGATTCGGGCGCTTGTTAATAACCTCAGTATTGCTTCCGGGCCGCAAGTAGACGTGAACGTAGATAGACTAGCTCCGGGCGAGAACCCCAACGACCTGTTCCCGTGGAAAAGATGGAAGACACTGACTGATCCGATGGGTGGGAATAACTCTCAGCCAGCAATTCGGTTTTTCCAGCCAAACTCCAATGCGCAAGAGTTGCTCACGGTTTACAAGGAGTTGAATATAATTGCTGACGATATATCCGCTATTCCCAAATATATGTCAGGAGGAGGGGCTACTGGAGGTGCCGGTCGAACAGCTTCCGGCCTTGCCATGCTCATGGGGAACGCCTCCAAGATATTGCAGACGGTGGCTGCCAACATCGACCGGGACATCATGTTTCCCGCTCTGCAGCAGCTATTTGACATGCTCATGCTCACTGACCAGTCGGGCGTCCTGCGCGGGGATGAACACATCCGGGTCATGGGCGTGAATGTTGCGATGCAGCGTGAAACCCAGAGAGCCCGCCAGCTTGAGTTCCTGTCTATCACCGCCAACCCGCTTGACGCGCAGATCATCGGAACCCAGGGACGAGCAAAAGTGCTCAGGACAGTAAGCGACACCATAGGGCTCGACGGCGAGGACATCGTGCCTCCCGAGGACGAGCTTCAGGCAGTTGAGCAACAGCAGAAGATGTTGATGGCGCAACAGGCTGCGGAAGCGCAGGGGAGCAAGCCCGGTAAAACATCCACGGGTGACTCGGGGCCACGCACTAACATTGCCCGTGGGGGTTCGGGTGGTGCATCGCCGGTAGCCGGCGGAGCAGGCTAGATGCAGTTAGTCTTTTGGATTGGATCGTTATTGGGCTATGTGTCTTTCACTGCTGCATGTTGCCTTCTGTTCCGTTTGCGGGACCTGGAGGATAAGGTGAACCGGGTCAAGATTTATACCCAACAAAAAGGAGAGTCCTATGGCGAAAGTAGTCTCTAAATCGTCGCCGTCCTATGCGAAGGGTGGCAACGGTCACATGACCGGCAAGGTTGGCGCATCGCCGCAGAAGCCGGGAACGACTTCGGGAGCGTCACACGGGTCGATGGGCGGCTGGCTCAAGGGCGGTTCCGGCCATATGGTAGGCAAGCAGACTTCCAAGCCAGCCAAGTGCTGCTAAGTGATAGACTCTGATCTGGTGCTGGCGGGAGCGGACCTTGCAAAGACCGCTCCTGAGTCCTGGCGTAAGTTCCTGGCAGCGCTTGAGGTTCACGTTAAACGCCAGAGCCTGACACTATTGCACGTGCCTCAAGATAGCCTTTTTGTCGCCCAAGGAGTTGCGCGGGAGGCCGATTACCTTTTTTCCATGCTGCGGGATTGCGCAAAAACAGGTGAAACAATTCTAGCGTCCCGCAAGGGAGTGTCGAGTTATGGCAGTAACGCGTGAAAGCTTGGAGTCTAGACCCTCCAAAAACGTACAAGGACTTACCGATCCGAACGTGTCCATCCCCGATTCTGTAAAAGCTGCATCGGCCCGCGCAGATGCAGCTTTTAAGGCGGCTTATCCCGATGCAGCCCCACCTGATTTGCCCCAAACTGATCAGGCGGCTGCTCCTCCAGCAGCTCTTGAGCAAGGGCGGGATGAGTCGTCGGCAGGAGCCTCGGACCCTCGCACCTCAGCCCAGTCTGAGGCTCCTGCTGCCCCTCAGCCAGACGATGAATCTCCAAATTGGGAACACCGCTACACGTCCATGCGTGGGCGTTACGACCGGGCGCAAACCGATATCCGCCAGATGGCGGACCAGATCACTAACCTGCAAAACGTGCTTGCTACGGTAAGCGCCGCACCTGATACCAAGCAGGTTCCCCGCGAGTTACGCGCCGAGAGTTTTCTGACAGAGGAGGAGGTTAACGATTACGGGGCAGAGTTTCTGGATGTCGTCGGCAAAAAGGCTCGTGAAGCAACGTCGTCACAGGTTCAGGCACTACAGAACGAGATACAGGGCCTGAAGCAGCAACTGGGATATGTTGGCGGTTCCATTGCACAGAACGCACGCGAATCCATGTTTGCTACTTTGGATCAATACGTACCGGCTTGGCGCGACATAAACAACGATCCGAGATTTTTACAGTGGCTGGCCTTGCCAGACCCGTATTCTGGTGCTATAAAGCACAACTTATTGAAAGCTGCGTGGGAGCGGAACGACACCCCTCGTGCGGCGGCTTTCTTTCAAGGCTTCCTCGCTGAAGAGGCTGCCGTCGATCCCCCAAGGGGTCAGCCGAACGGCTCCATGAGCCCCCAGAATGCTCCTGATGGGAGTTATGGGCGCATAAATGGTAGAGTTCCGCTAGAGTCCTTTGCGGCACCCGGCAGAGCCAAGTCAGCGGCAGAACTCCCCGCTGAGAAGCCCCTTATTACGCGATCCCAGATCAGTGCGTTCTACGCCGACTGCGCCGCTGGCAGATACAACGGCAGGGAAGCGGACAGATCGCAGCGCGAAAGAGAAATCTTCGCGGCGCAGGCTGATGGAAGGATCATCACCTAGCTGCTCCGGGGGTTACTACCCATAGTAACGTCCCTGGGGGTAACTCTTCGGGGACCAAAATGGCATATCCGCTTTCACCGCAAGTTACTTTTGATCCGCCTACTGGCGGCATTGTTCGTTATCCCACTGGTAGTGCTGCTAATACGCTTGCCGCTACTGGGTTCATCCCGGAAATCTGGTCCGGGAAGATGGTCGAGAAGTTCTACAATTCGACTGTTTTGGCTGCGATTTCCAACACCGACTACGAAGGCGAGATCAAGTCGTTTGGCGACAAGGTGCATATTCGCACCAAGCCGACGATCACCATCAAGAAATATGCGGCAGACGGCTTGCTGGAGCCGGACCGCCCGGCTGGCGGCGAAGTCATCCTGAATATCGATCAGGGCCGCTATTGGAACACCATTCTTGATGACGTGATGCGGACGCAGTCCGACATCAACCTGCTCTCCATCTGGGCGGAAGATGCCGCCGAGCAGATGAAAATCACCATCGATACGGATGTGCTTTTGAACATTCTCGGGCAGTGTGCTGCTGTTAACGAGGGTACTTTATCTGGTGCAGCATCTTTGAATTTGAACCTTGGCGTAACAGGCACTCCGCTTCTGCTGGCTGCCACTGCGGGGTCGGGTGTAGTCGATATCCTTGACTGTATTCTGCGTTTGGGTCAGACGCTGGATGAGCAGAACATCCCGGAGACAGGTCGGTGGCTTGTGCTTCCTGCGTGGGCGGCGACCCTGATTAAGCGTTCTGAGCTTCGTCAGGCTTATCTGTCGGGCGATGCGGTGAGCATGCTCCGTAACGGGCGCATCGGCATGGTAGACCGGTTTACGATTTACTCGTCCAACTTGCTTCCAAAAGGTGCTATTACTAGCCCGGCTACGCTGGCGGCTGGCGAGACCGTGATGTATGCCGGTCACCCGCATGCGCTTACGTTCGCATCGCAGATGACCGAGAATC